ACATCTATCAGACTAAGAAAACGGATGATCATGATTTTGAAGCGATGAATGATTACTGTGCTGAAATGCTTGGATTCGAACAGATGAACGAATTACAGTATCTGACTGAATTAAAAGTTGATGAAGCTAAACATATCACTGCCCTTCAGATTTCTGGAACCCTTAGAGAATTCGCTACATTCGACCCTATCAACTGCTTCTTCAAATATCCTATTCACTTCTTGGATAATGGCAACTTGCTAAAAGGGTGCCGTCCTGAAGGTTCAAAGAAAAAGTCTAAGTTTGAAAAGATGAACGAAACTAATAAGAAGAAACAGGATGAAAATATTGAATTATTCTTAAATGCTTTTGAACAGTTAAATCATGATGGTCAAGTTACTGTAAAAGAACTCGCTGAAAGTGGATTAATGATGGGGAAGACATATGGAGCACTAATGGGATATATGCGTAGATGGGTCAAAACAGGCAAGCTTGAAGGCTTTGAATACAGCGATGGAGTAGTGAAAAAAGCATAATTGCGCGTGTAAGTTGCGCACTATATATATATATATACGCAACGCTCATAATTGCTATTTATGTACATACATACTGATAGGGAATTTGAGATTCCCCTATCAGTGTATGTCACATAATATCAAAGTAATTATGATTTTTGAAAGAATTGAGGTATAAACAATGCAGTTTTTTATAAAGATGATTCCTCCGACAATTACTGCACAGGAGCATAGAATCGGTAAATACGGAGTATATAAAAGTCCTGAACAGAAACAGGCATACGTTAAGTTAAGAGATGCAATCGCACCTTACACTCCTAGTGTTCCGATTGATCACGCTTGCCAGTTGATTGTTAAATGGTGCTTTCCTTTAAACAAGAGTCACAAAGTAGATGGTGAGTATAAATACACAAAGCCTGATACTGATAATTTAAATAAGATGTTGAAAGACATTTTAGAAGAGTTAGGCTTCTACACTAATGATTCAAGGGTGGCTTCTGAAGTGATTGAAAAATTTTGGAGTGCAGTTCCAGGAATCTACATATCATTAGAAGAACTATGAAATACGTATATAAGAAAGTCGATTATTACTCTATGCAGCAGTTAATGGATTTAATCGAACAGTTAAGAAATGAATATCAAGTTATAGGATATGAAGCATATGCACAAAAGCAGTATGCAGTATTGACTTTATATCATAAGAAAGAGGAGAAAAACAAATGGAAAAATTATATCTGGTAAAGTTAGGAAAATTATATGTGACTAATACATCAAGTGATTCAGTCACTTTAAAAGAAAATGCAGAAAAGGCAAAAGTATTCGCCGATGAATTAGAAGCTGAAACTTTGGCTAATATTCTAGGTGCTCAGTTGATCACATTCGTTTTGGAGGGCTAGAGATGTTTAAAGAAATAGGAAGAGTAGTGGAATTATTAAAATACCCACAAAGCATAATTTTAGGATTGGATAAGGTAGCACATATTAATAGTGATGACCTAACTCTCACTATTACATCAGAAGAATGCGCTGAGTTAATCCAAGCCATCACAAAAGTAAAGAGATATGGCTTTCATGATGAATATGAAGAAAACTTACACGAGGAAGTGGCTGATGTGCTTATCTGTATTGCTGAGTTAGTATGCTTAGGCTACTTGGATATTGATAAAGTCAGAGACTATCAGAAATTGAAAATCAATAGAGAGCTAGAACGTGCAATCCAGAAAGAGGAAGAACTTAGAAAGGAGACAGAAAAGCATGGAACTTGTGAGTGATGAAAAACTAGAAGCAGTCGCTGACTTCTTGGCAGATGATGAAGTGTTCGGAATTGCTCCATGTTCACATTTTAATAATTCTCTAAAAAGAAATAGAGTTAACGTTCCTTGTGACGTTGGAGACTGTGAAGGAGACTGTCCATTCTATTCAAAAGAGAACTTCATCAAGTGGATCAAAAAACCAGACAGTAAGTATGATTCAGAATAGAGAACTGACTAATAAGTTAGAAAAGATTAGAGGTGTTCTTGATGGGTCGCATTGAAGTAGATGAAGAGAAATTGAGACGTTTCATTAATGCGTCTTTATTTACTTGCATGGATTTGAATTATAACTTATTTCATAAAAAGAATTGTCATGATGAGTGCTGTGACTGTCCTTTGACTACTGTTGAAAGCACTATAGAATGGCTTAGAAAGGAATATTCATCAAATTGTGATGCATGCAAACAAAATTGTGTGGAGGATCTAATAAAATGTATAAAAGGCCAAAAATAGAAGATTATATCCATGATCCTGATAGAAATGGGTCAGACGGATGCACCGTTGTGTTTTACCAGGATGAAGAGGAAGAATACTTAGAAGCACTTGAAAAATACTGTGATTTTCTTGAATCTATTGGTGGTACTCAGGTTTTGTTAAGAGCCAGAGAAGAAGAAATTGAAGAACTGAGTAGATGTGTCAAAGCATACGATAATGATATTGTTGATACTAGACATGCTTTATTTATGGCAATTGAAGATGCTACAGATGGTTTAGTGGATTGGAAGAAATATGTAGATAAGCGTAATGCACGTGAGTTATATGAAATATGTAAACTTTACTATACTGATATCGATACCTCAAATAGAGAAACAAAAGCAATGGTACTGTTCTACAACTTGCTAGCACAGGAGGAGTCAAAATAATGATTGTAACAGATGATCTAGATGAATATGTAGCACTTAAGGGATTGATTAATCATTGTACATATACACTAGAGACAACAAGAAA